CAGCAGCCCCTCGACGAAAACACGGACAATCGCGTTGTCCCCGCCGCCCAGGTGGATGGCGGGCAGAGGGTGATCACGATGCACCACGATCCCGGCGGAGGCCAGGCGCTCAACCGTAAAACATTTAAACATAGCAACAAACTCCGTGACGAGGTCAGTCCGAGTCTACACAGTCCCCCCCGCACTGCGGACAAACCTCGACAGGCTCGTCCGCTGGCACGCGCCAGCGGTAACAGCAGATAGTGCACGCGCACTTCTTTTTTTCGCTCTGGCGCTGGCGCGCCAGAGCGACAAGAACAACGCCGTCTCCGCGCCAGATAACCCTCTCTATCCGGCGAGTATCGGCTGTGCCGTCTCGCCGGAAAATCCGCACCGCTCTCCCCGGCGCGGCGGATGCCGCGTCGGCGCCGACCAAACGTGCCCCCCATTTCCCGGACCGCAGTTTGTAATAGCTCGACTTCATGTTGTCCTCCTACCTGTACTATAGCACGCCCGCCGCCGGAAACAAGTCCCGGCGGCCATTTTTTTTTTTAATTCTCCTGGGCTTCAGCCGGGCTTTAATTTTTACATCTGGACTATATCGGCGGCCGTCCGGCCGCACTCTGCTGGCATTTTATCTGACGTTACTGGCAGCCTAGGGGATGGCGGCCTAGAATCTAGTGCCCAGCAGCTTGGAGTTCGGGGATCGCCAGCTGAGCACCTAAGGCACGATGCAGAGCCTTCAGATTTTTACTGCGCGGGGCGCGCAATCCGCGTTCCCACAAATGTACTGCTTCATGTGATACAGACAATTTTTCGGCCAATTCGTACTGCGACATCCCGGACCGCAACCGAGCTTTGCGCAGTTGCTGCGCAAATTCCCGATGTGGCCCAGTCGGCTCACGCAAGAGCCGAGTAAGTTGACTAGTTGTTGCCATATCAAAGAGACTCTATAAAACAATCTTGTGGTTGTCAAGTACCCAGAATTCGCCGCCGAGCAAAGTGCGTAGCCGGTTCTTCCATCTACGCTCAATCCGAATGCTCGACACAAAGAACAACCCCTGTGACTCATGACAGTTCCGCGCCGACCTCCGGTATTCGTTCATTGCACTCTGTTGACTGTTGAACAGTGGCATAAAATACTCGTCGCGATCTGCCTATTCGCCAGCGATGAATCTTTCCCTGTGATTCTGCAATATCAAGCAAGTCAGCAATTCGCCGCAATGACAATCCAGGCTCGTCTTTTGCCGCTTCTCGAATTTGTGCCTTGGTCGCGGGATGATCAGAAATGAATGTATTGACGAACCGTTCAACACTCCACGCAGATGCTTTGGCTGGTCTGTCAGACGGTGGCTTGATGCGTTTGGGCTTCTCACTCCGCAGCATTGTCGGGTCAAGATCAGGCGCTACGTTCCACAGAGGAAATAGCCAACGCAGTGATATCGACTGAATCGGTGGCCAAGAACGCGCTGCGGCGTCAAGCACGACAGCGCCAGGTTCTTCGTGCGGACGCATGATTACATGTGTGTCAGTCGCGCGGCTCTGGCTGCCAGCGCCAGCGCCAACATCAGTAATAGACTTTGCCGATTGGTTACCTTTTGTAGTGTGATGGACAAGAACAAAGCAGCAGCCCAGCCGATCGGCGAAGGCGTCGATACGGTTGTAAATGCTAGCCATTGTACCATTGTCATTCTCGTCAGCGCCGACCGGCATAAATCGGTACATTGCATCGAGAATGACAAGTGAATAACTGCCGGGCGCAAGTGTGTCAAAGTAACTCGTCATAGTGAGTATATCGCGCAGCTGTCCCCGCAGGCTATGCACTTCGATCCGGTCACGAATCTTGTCAAGGTCTATACCAAGAGCTTCAGCTACCCGCGGAATACGGTGTGCAATAGTCTCACGGTGTAGTTCGTTATCGAGGATGAGCACGCGGCCGGCAACAGTCTCAAATGTGTTCAGCCACGGGCGCCCTGTTGCGACGGCCATTGCAAGGGCAAGCACAAGCCAGCTCTTACCAGTTTTAGGCGGAGCGACTAGATTCATAGTTTCCCCTTGCCGCAGTAATCCTATAATCACCGGCGGCCGCAGCATAGGGTATTGAAGAAGTAGTTCGCCGACGGTTAATGGCCGTGCTTCTTTTGTGCCTATGAAGTCTTGGCCGAAATGATCTTCGATAAGTGCAACAGAAATAGCATTCGGTTCATACCGCGCAATACTTGCGGCAACGCGCTCTACTTCGCGTTGTTCCAATGGCGGCGCACAGCGATCAGCATTAACTTGTCGGAGAGCCGCAAAGATCTCGGCCTGTGATAAACCTATTCGCCGTAAAGCACCAGCCAAGCGAGCCAGAGTATCATTTCGTTGTCTTTGTGGGATTATATTGGCGCCTGCAATAGTACGTGTTATTGTTATACTGCTTGCATCAAGTAGATCGACAAGCCATGCCGGCGGCTCGGGCAATTTGTGTGGTGGAACGCTTAGTTCGTGCTCCTCCTGCCATCGATATGGTGTACCCTCTACTACGGACGGTGCGACGAGCACGTAGCCGCCTCTAGCCCGCGTATCAACATGCTCAGCAATTTTTCCTACGGTATTGCGCCAGGCGCGGCCAGCTGGTTGACGGAAAAAGTGGTGCCGTCCTCCGTGCGGTGTGAGTGACACTGGCGCACTGTCGAATTCAGCAAGTTTCGCCGGCTCGTTCGTCAGCCAGGCATTGCCCTCACCATCAATATCGACCACGAGCAGGCCATCGGTACGAATTGCAACATTCGCATGAGGTTGCTGCGTCCACCACTCTGTAATCTGCTCGATTTTTGTAGTCGCTTCAAGCAGCCCGTGCTTGGTAAGTGGCACTTTACGTCCGGGCGCACAGGGAAACACGGCATAACCAAGCTCGGCATACCATCGGGCAGCGCGGAGCATTGTATTGTTAGAGCCCATTTCCAGTGCGCTCCTCAAAACGGAACAGAGTCATCCTGTGTCGCCAAGTACTCGGGCAGCTGTTCCTCCGAATCGAGCCGCGGGGGCTTGTTACCCAGGCGATAAGCGATCACGCGATCAAACTTCTCGCCGACTTTATATTCAACAGTAATTGCCAGCGTCGGCGCTAGCGCGCCCATTTCGGCCAGCATGACTGCTGCTTCAGAACTGCTTGGCGCCGGCTCGTTGCTCCGCCGCCGCCACCATTGGACAGCCTTCTGGCGTGCGTAGCCTTGATGCTCAAAGCAGATCCACTCGGACACATACTGGTTGAAGCCGACGCGATAATCGACCCGCATTGTGCGCGGTGCATCTGGTGGAGCGCTGCGCTTGATGTGGACGCTGTAGAAGACTTCCGAGACTTCATGCTCGATCCGCGTAACCTGATCAGACAGAATCCCTTCGGCGCTGGCAATAGCCTTGTGCTTACGATGATTGCGTTCCGGGAATTCGTAGTCACACTTAGGACAGCTAACATAGCCGGCCGCGATGATCTCGTGACATTGCGGACATTCCTTGACCGGCGCGATTCCTGTACCGTCGGAGCCGATGTCGTTGATGCAGAGTTGGTCGATGGGGCCATGACGTAAAACATTTCCACCAAAGTCCAGCACGAGACAATCGGTCTTGCCAGGGCAAAGGCGGAATCCACGACCGACCATCTGATAGTACAGTCCCGGCGATAGCGTCGGGCGCACAAGTGCTACACAATCGATATTCGGAGCATCAAATCCGGTGGTCAGAATGTTGACGTTACAGAGATACTTTAGCTCACCGCCGCGAAACCGCTGCAGTGTCTCGTTTCGCTCGAAGGGCAGTGTCTCACTATAGACAAACCCACACTCGACCTTGTACTTTTCGGTCATCACACGGCAGATGTGTTGTGCGTGCCGGATGCCGGATGCGAAGATGAGGACCGACTTGCGATCTTGTGTGTATTCGATAATTTCACGACAAGCCGATAGAACGAGGTTATCGTCGTCCATGAGATCTTCGACTTCGCCGGCAATGTACTCGCCGCCTCGAACGTGCAACTGGTCAATTTCGGGCTTCCGTGTGCCGGCCTTAGTGCGCAGCGGGCACAAGTAGCCCTGGACGATCAGCTCTCGAACTCCAATCTCGTAGCAGACCGCGTTGAGGATATTGTCCGGCGAGCAGATCATTCCCGTGCGCATCCGAAAAGGCGTAGCCGTGAACCCGATCACCCGCAGGCACGGGTTGATGGCGCGCATGTCCGCTAACAGCGTGCGGTACATACCCTCGCCGTCCGGCGGGATGAGATGGGCCTCATCGACGATCGCCAGGTCAACGTGGCCGACGTCGGCCGCGCGCTGGTACACCGACTGGATGCCGGCGATGGTGACGGCGTAGCCGAGGTCACGACGATTCAGCCCGGCCGAGTAGACGCCCACGGGGAGATCCGGCGCGACGAGGTGCAGCTTCTCGGCCGCCTGCTCGAGCAGCTCGCGGACATGGGCGAGGATCAGCACCCGGCCGTTCCACACCTGCACGGCGTCGCGGCAAATAGTCGCCATCACTGGCGTCTTGCCACCGGCAGTCGGGATGACTATACAAGGATTGTCGTCCCGTTCGCGCAAGTGGCGATAGACGGCCTGTACGGCTTCGAGCTGATATGGCCGCAGAATCAGTGTTTAAATCCTCCTAATCGCTTGTGTCGATATAAGCTAATATGAACGCCAACTTTTCCCTTCGGTACAATATTGGCCCTTTCAATTAGCAGCCACTCAATTTGTGAGTCATCATGAAATACGCCGCCGTGCTCGAGCGAATCGATGATAGCTTTCAGCAAGTTGTCGATATCTCGTCGTCGCCGATCAGGCGGATATACCTCAATGAAAACGGCTAGTGGCCCGGCCATTGGTTTGCCACGAACGCCCGCAAGAATTTGACCTACTCGCCTGCGATACGTGCGCCCCTCACGGCTCAGTGACACACGGCCGCGCCACGAATGCCAATAATGATTCACACTTGGCGGCCATGGCAGCGTACACTTAACCCCTCGTGGGACATCAAGTTTACGCGCTGCCCGACACTTGCGCTGTTTCAGCGCTTCCACGGTGGCGGAACCTTGTTGCTTGCGGCCACGACTGGTTGCACCGTGGCTGCATCTTTCCTGGCGTAGCCCTTGATGACGTTAACGGTTTCGCCGTTGTCGTCTCGCTTCTTCAAGCCGACGGTGATAAGCAGAGGGATATTATGAAGCTCCACACTATCCTTAGGTGCGAGAACGCCCACGGCGCGGCAGATTGCCGACAACTCGGCCCTTGCAATGCGCACCGTCGTAGCGTTGGGATTGTCCAGGTTGAGCCGTGACCACAGCAGGCGGTTCTTGTGTTCGCCTTCAATCACCTGGAAGGTGAGCTGGAGATACTGCCCGATTCCAGATCTAGTAGTCTTCATCTCGCTCTCAATAATCACGGCCAGATACTTGCCGGCCGGAATAGCCTCGAGCGCAAAGTTGGGGTCGATCTCGTTGGCATTGAATCCATTCAGCGAGGGCATGTTAAGCTCCTTGTAATGTATTGATCAGAGGATTTTCGCCGCGCACAAAGGCGGCATAGATGCGGTAGTCGAGCGGAATCTCTTCCGGCAGGCACAGGCGGTTCTTAGCGATATGTGCAGGACGCTCTTCGGTGCGGATGACCCGCTCGCCAGTACCGACGCCCTGCACGCGCTTGCGGTCAAAGCCCTCGTTGGTCGTTCTGGTGTGGACCTTGTACGTGGCAAACAGCACCTCGTCGCACCACTCCTGCACGAGTGCTGAAGCCTGCTTCTGGAGACGGGGACTATAGCGGTCGTAGGTGTCGGTCTCGGGGTTGGCAAAGCGCTCGATCTGGGCATGTGCAATCAGAATGACATGCATGCCGCGCTCGTTGCGCAGTGCATCGAGTCCCTGGAGCACATCGCGCCAGTTCGACAGGGCGAAGACATAGCCCTTGCCATACCCGATGTCTTCGATGGTCTCTACACCGCGCTTCTTGCAGACCTCAGCCCAGATGAGGCGCTCCAGCCAGTCCAGAGAATCTACAACAACAGTGCGATACTCATGCGGCTCGGAGTACAGCTCGCTGATTGCGGCGAGCACGTCGCCGTAGACCTTCGCCAGGGGGAAACGCTCACATTCGATGTTGGCCAGGCCATCCTCCGTCTGAATGAACACAGGCTGTTCGGACATTGCGCCAAAGGTCGATTTGCCGACCCCATGTGTTCCATAGAGCAGCATGCGGCGCGGAGCGCGTATGATACCCCGTTGAATCCGTTCCAGCAACTTCATGTTTTAGTTCTCCTTTGTGTGTCTGTGCTTTTGTGCCTTCTGTGTGAATCTAAGCACGGGGCTGGTCTAGGGAGTCCCGGCCGCTTCATCGAACGAGGGAAAAGAGGAGCCTGCGGCCACGCCGCCCAGCCCCGTGCCTAGACTCACAAACAGTCAATCACGCGCAGTTCCTCGAAGCGGGTAAACCAATTCCCTGTAGCCCGGCAATGCCGCAGTTCCGCCATCGCCTTTTCGTTCTGATCCTGAGCCTGATCGAGCACTTTGGGCGTAATCTGCCACACACCGACGCGAAACGGCTCGCGCTTTTCGACCGCCACAACGTGGACTGGCAGCAGACATTCACCAGCGATTGCCACGAGTGCGCGGTAGAACGCTAACTGATGGACATATCCGAGTGTACGAATCACGAATTCAAATGAATCTAAATCGTCTACAGTCTTTAGGTCAACAATACTAGGACCAGTGCTGCTTCTAGAGTTAATCCAGTCGATCCGTGCCTGACACAAGAACTGTGCATACTTGCAACGCACGACACCTTCAGCAACGCCTTCTGCCAGCAATTCATATACAAGCGTGTGATTCTTCACAGCCGTAGCCATCTGCTCAACAAGTGCTGCATGTGCATCTGAAAGCACAGGTTTATTTTGTTGTTCAGCCCATTCAGCAAATGCTTTTGTCTGCGAACCGAACGGCTGGCCAGTCTTTGGATTGATTGGTCCGCCGATTGCGTATTCGCGTTCATAACTCTGCCGGCCTTCAAGAACAAGCACATGAACAGCCCGGCCGATCAAATACGCAGTCGTATCCCGTTCCGGCACAAGACCAAGTTCTTTCTTGTGATATAGCAACGGGCAGCGGCGGAACTCGTGAAGCGCATGCGCGGTCAGGAAGAGCTTGGCCTTGGCGTGGTAGACGTCCGCCGGCTCGTGGATGAGGAAGCGTAGGTCAATTGTCTTTAGCACGATTTGCGTGTCAGTGTTCTGTGGGTAATAGTTTCGGCAGTAATTACCCTGATCGAATAAACTACTTGATTGCTGGTTGCTGTTTAGGACGCCGTCCTTTTGCAAGGTCGGCTTTCGCAAGTTCTGCGAAGAACTGCTCTAACCATTGAGCGGTTGTAAACACTCTCCCGCCGACGCAGATATGCTGAAGCCGGATCGACGTACCACTACGAACTGTCAGGCCGCGCCGGCACCAACGCCAGATTGTTTTCGCGCTCAACCTGCACGGCGCACGCTTTGCGGCCTCACTCATGCTGATGTAGCTGCTAGTCTGCATGCCACGCCTCCATGGTTTAATTATTACACTCGTTACGCCCGGGGCGTCAAGCCCCTATTTTATTTTTTTTCTTGTCCTACTGTGTGGCGCCTCAAATCTGGTTATCGGACCTGCTAGTTATCGGACCTGCCGCCGATGATTTATTTCGTTCGCTCGCTCGCGCGCGCGCACGAGCGAAAACCAGAGCTGCCCGCCCCCCTCTCCCCCTCCCCCCAAGCTTGCTCCACATGCTCCAGAGGCCG